CGGGTAATCCGCAAGGTTGCTGGTGCTGTAGCAGCTACCAGCACAGTCAGTGGTAGCCTACGAGTCATACGTAAGATCGCTGGTGCAGTTGCCGCTACGTCTACGATCACTGGTAGTATACGTAGATTCAGACCAGTCGCGCCTACGACGGTTGTATTTGCAACAAGCACAATCTCAGGCAGAATCACTGTTCGCTACGCAGTTAGAGGTAACGTATTAGCTACCAGTTCTGTAACTGGTCAAGTTGGTAGGGTTATCCATCTACATCCCAATGTATATGCAACCTCAACTGTCTCAGGTACAGTACGTATCATAGCCGCGGGCTTTCACACGTATTTCCCGTCAAACGGAACTACAACTAAAGCTAAGACTGGCACCATAACCCGAAGAACGACAGGTGGTAACATGAGCGCAAAGACAGGACGTATCGAGCTTGTAACCACAGGCATGACTAACGGGAATGGTCACTGATGGGCATAGTCTCATTCAACAACTACGAAGTCACGCCCCGCTACGATAACACGAAATGGACTCAGGCAAGAATCAACGAGTCCAATAGTAATACAGGGCCGTGGACTGTCATAGATACAGTACCTATTGATCCTGGGCCTGACCCTGCACATCCGCTTGATGTCTCGTTTACCACCGAAAAAGCTACACTCGCACAGGGCTGGTATCTTGTTGAGTTTCTTGATACTCCTCAGGCTAACGTACTAGAGACTGATCCCGTACTAAACGCACCGCCTGGGTCATACGAGATACTCGCCACACTCGACGACATCAATGCACATCTTGATGGTACAGTAGTCGAGGCAGATGCACAGAACAGCGCACTACCGCAAGTCAGTGTAAACAGGGTAGTCAAGGCATATCTCTCGCGTGTTGTAGCTAACGAGGTAATGGCTACATGGACTACTCCTGAAAACACACCTGCTACTGTACGTGAGGCAGCATCGTTCCTGATAGCATCAACGGTTTACTTCGATGCTACGAGTAAGTCCAGCACAGTCATTGAACAGCGGCATTACTCACAGTGGTTGTACGATCAGGGTATTGCGCTACTCAATGGAATCATAGACGGTAGTATCGTGTTGGACGATACCGTACCAGTTACGCCAATCGAATCTTTGACTACGCTTGACTATTTCCCGATTGATGCTACAGATCGTGCGTTCACGATGGGACAGAAGCTTTAATGCCAAGCGTACAAAGCCCAATATCTGCTGCTGGTGGTATGACGTGGGAACTCACTGGTTCAGCTGATGCGTTTGAAGTCGAGGGCTTGCTTGCTGCTGGTGCTAGACAAGCTGGTGATACTGGCATAGTCATGGCTAAGATCGTGAATGACATGCTCCGCGTAGAAAAGCAGATATTCTACGGTCAGGGCAGACGTGGCGGAGGTTCGTGGCAGCAGCTAGCTCCCGATACTGTACGTAAAAAGGGTGTTGGCTATCAGAACATACTCAGAACCGCTAGCGCAAAGCCTGGGTACTCCAAGATCGGCGACGTAAATAGCGTAGATACGCTGTTCAGATCGCTTACAGAGCCAGGAGCGCCATATCAGCTACTCAACGTCACCAACACAACTGTCGAGTTTGGTACTGATAGGCCATACGCAGGAGCGCACCAATACGGGAGTTGGTTGCGGTTCATACCTGCTAGGCCATTCCTCAACTTCCTACAACTAGACATAGACCGTTGGGATGCCATGATAGGCGGACATCTCATGGCACCGTTCATGGCAGGTAATCCAGAGGAAACTGGTAAATGAGCACCAACGAAGTATTCGACAGGATGTTGTCTGCCTCGCAGATTGAGGATACAGTGACAGCATCGTTGAAGAAGTGGTTTCCCACGTATCTGCGTGAACAAGAACGTCAGATGGGATTGCCAATGTCCACGTTCCCTGCACCAAACAACTACAGCGATAGGAACTCATTTGACATGGAAGCACCCGAGGAACTACCAAAGGTGGTAGTGATAGCTCCTGGCATAATCGGCGCTCCACGTATGAAGGGTGATCGTCGCTATGCTGCAACATGGCGACTTGGTATCGGTATCGCTGTAGGTGCGGAGACTGAGAAAGAGTCTAACACTCTAGTGAAAGGATATGGTGCCGCTGTTCGTGGACTAATGCTGCAAAGCTCAGAGTTGGGGTCAATCGGTGCCGTCGATATAAATTGGGTAGAGGAGTCATACGACGATCTACCGATCCCAAATCAAGTGCAGCTACTCAAAGCTGCAAGTCTCTACTTCAACATCGACATCAATAATGTCGTGACTCGCGGTATTGGGCCTGATACGCCTGATCTGCCTGCTGCGGATTATGTGTATGACGAGGTTCAGACGGTAGAGACAGAGTTGGATAAGGTACCAATAACAACGAATCTAGGAGGATAAGTGACTGAGACAGTTACAGATTACTACCTTACCAGCGATCATGCTGACACGGTAGTTGTAGGAGAAGGCGAAGATGCCAAGTACGTGCCTGTTGGCCCAGGTGACACAGTATCACTGTCTACTGCTGATGCAGAGAGTGATGCAAATGCTCATCTGTTTGAGGGTGTTGATGATGAGGCCGCTTTGCAGGTAGTTCCGCCTCCCGAAACACCCGCACAGGAGGATATAAGCGATCAGCCAGCAGAGCCTACACCTGCGTCAGAAGTAACTAGCAAGGCTACCAAGGGTTCAACCGCTAAGAAATAGGAGGTGAAAAGTGAGGCCGGGTACTGATGTTGTTCTGCTAGACACACCGGGTACCATATCAATACCGACTGATAGTGGTACTTGGTTTGCTGCTGGTTTGACTGAGCGAGGCCCAACTGTTCCGGCACTTGTGTTGAGTCTCAACCAGTTCATCCAAAAGTTCGGCAATCGCATGTCGTACAGTGTTTTGTACGATTGCGTCGAGGAGTTCTTCCGTGAAGGTGGCAACAGGGTTTACATCGGTCGCGTAGTTGGCCCCGCTGCGACAAGTGGGTCAGTCAATCTACTCGATGCTGGTGCTGCTATTTCGCTTGTAGCTAAGGCAAATGGCCCTGGTGCTTGGTCTACCAACTTTACCATCACCGTTTACGCTGCAACTAACGGTTTTGGTATTCAGGTGCTCGACACTACTGCTACCGTTGTTGAGGATTCTGGCCCGCTCGTAGATCAGAATGCTGCGGTTGCTTGGTCTGCATATAGCAACTACCTCACGATCACGAAGGGTGCATCAACTAACAATCCTGCGACGGTTACTGGTGCTACGATGTCCGCTGGTAACGATGACAGAAACAACATCACCGATACTCAGTGGAATACGGCTATCGCATCGTTCACAGAAAGTCTTGGCCCTGGTCAGCTTTCCGCGCCTGGACAGACTTCTGTTACTCGCCACAGTCAGTTGGTGAGTGCTGCGTATGTGCTGAATCGTGTAGCACTTCTCGATCTAGTAGATAGCCCCACGTCAGGCACGTTGATCGCTAACTTGCCTCCATACTCTACTAGCACTAGGTTCGCAGCAGCGTTTGCTCCGTGGGTTACGATACCGGGAGTAGTTGCTGGTTCTACAAGAAGTGTGCCACCGTCTGCGTTGATCGCTGGTATGATTGCATCTAATGATCCTGCGCTTGGTGTTGATGCAGCAGCCGCAGGTAATCAGGGTGTTTCTAACTACGCGATTGATCTTTCACAGCCTGATTGGGACGATCCTACTCGTCAGGCTTTGAATGCCGCAGGTGTGAACGTTGTTCGTAGGATGTTCGGTTCAATCAGAAACTACGGTTGGCGTAGTCTTGCCAATCCTACTACTGATTCAGGTTGGTTGGACGTTGGTAACGCTCGTTTGTACAACGACCTGTCTGCCGAGTTTAACCTCATCGGCGAGAACTACGTGTTCCGTAACTTGACTCAGGACACTATTGATGAGTTTCACGCTGAACTCGTTAGTAGCCTGTTGGATCATTGGGCTGCCGGTGATCTGTACGGTTCAAGCCCAGACCAAGCGTTCACTGTTGATACGAGCGCAGCAGTCAATACTCCGCAGACGCTCGCAAATCTGGAGTTGCACGCAGTTTGCCAGGTTAAGATGACTCCGTTTGCTGAGTATGTAATGATCCAGGTTGTCAAGCGGCAGATAGCCGATAATCTAACGCCCGCCGCTGCGTAAAGGAGGTGAACTAAATGGCTCATGGTGACAACCCGACTCGCCAAGATACTTTCAAAATCTGGCTCATGGTAGGTGGGAAAGGTTTGGGTATCTGGGACAAGAAAACTGGTGGTGATCTTGACTCTGACGAGTTGAAGTATTACCCCGGTAACATGGCTCCTGCTATCTCACTCGGTGGTAAGAAGCTTCCGGGTAACATCACACTACAGCGTGAGTTTGATGGGCAGGTAGATGGTGATTGGCTACCGTTCCTGTACGATGCTGTCGGTAGTAAGCGTGCTACCATTCATCAGAAGCCGTTGGACTTTGACGGTAATGGATACGGTAGGACAGTTACGTGGCATGGAGTCTTGAAGAAGGTTCATGTTCCTGACGTAGACTCAGAAGGTAATGCAGCAGCACTTATCGAGCTGGAAATCAGCGTTGATAAGACTCCTGTTGCTGCGTAAACTAGCTAGGAGAGAGCATGGAAAGTGATGAGCTAGGCTCGGATCAGGTCACTCCTGTGCCGGGTTTTGAACAAGAGAGCGCGAATGGTGATGCTCCATCACCGTTCTCAGAAGCCTCTATAGCTGATCTACTGCAAGCTGATATGGCTGAGCTTGCAGCGACTAAAGAGGTATTCATCCCTATAAAGGGATACGAGCGAAGTGGCATTCAGGCTTGCTATCACTTGCCAGCCAAGGGTAAGGAACTGAATGACATCGGTCGTAAGGTGGAACGAGAGTTCAAGGATAACTACTCTCGTAACCTTGCTATCGCAATAGACACCATGATTCATCTGTGCTCAGGTATCTATTGCCAGCCAGAAGGTGTGCCTGAGCCAGTAATGCTAGATCCTGATAACACTGGTGCGCCGGTGGGATTCGATCAGGACTTAGCTAAGCTGATGGGTATAGAAGGCGAAACTCAGTCTGCAAGACAGGTTGTTCGCAGATTGTTCAACAACAACGATCTTGCAATTATCTCACACGCTGAGAAGTTGCAGCGTTGGTTGCAGAACACGAAGGCCGACGTATCCCTTGAAATCTGGCAACAGGGGGAATGACTGAACGGATCAAGGAAGCCGCACAAATGGCTGCTCTCGGACTTGATCCGTTCAGATTCCTTTATTCGAGGGATGCTATGGAACTCTCGTTGCTCACAGAGCTGCATAATCAGGTGCTAGAGATAAGAAAGATGATGGATCACAACCTCGCAGTTGAGATAGCCAACAACGTAGGAAAGCTGTTTAAGAGATAATGCCATTCGGCGCACTTTCATCAGCGCATCAGATCATGGTTCTCTTGTCACTTCGTGGTGGCAAAGAATACGCTGCTCAGATGGAAGCTGCTACTGTCGAAACTGGCATGTTCGGTAGAGCTATACTGACTACATCTGAGGAAATGCAAGTAGCTACTAGGCGTAGCTGGTTGCACAATCAGGCGTTGTTCACGGCTCGACGATATGCGTTCTACGCAACGTTGGCTATCACAGGCTTAGCCTACGAAATATTCAGGTTGGGTCTAAGCTACAACAGCACGATACAGAGTGCGAAAGTGGCGCTAAAGGGGATGTTCCCCAATCAACAGCAGTTGGATACTACTATCAACTCGCTGTATAAGTTGTCTACTTTCTCACCGTTCTTGTTCAAGGATACGCTGACAGCGTTCAGAACTATGGCGCCTGCGATGAAGGCAGCAGGCATACCAGTAAGTGTGACGTTGGAAACCATGAGAGCTGGCATGGATGCTCTATCTGAGGCTGGCAGAGCTACTCCTGCTAACCTCGCAAGAATGAGTGTTCAGCTACAGCACATGGCTAACATCGGTAGACCTACTGGTCAGGTACTTCTAGCACTAGCCCGCGACGGTTTGCCAGTCTATCCTGCTCTACGTCATGAGTTAGGATTGACTGGCACATCGTTGTCAAATCTCGCAGCCACAGGATTAACTGCAAGACAGGCAATAGATGCACTCAACAAGTATATCGAAACATCTCCCATTTACAGGAATGCTGCGTTCAACCTAGCAACCCAGACGCTGCAAGGTAACTGGCAGATGTTCAAGGATATTCTTGCACAAGCTGCGGGTACTGCCACAGGTGGCTTGTTCAGTGGGCTAACTGCAAGAATGAAGCTAATCAACTCATACCTCAGGCCGTTGGTCGTGGCAAACAAACCAGTCGGTCTATATCAAATAGCGGAAGCCATAGATCATGCGCTAACTCCAAATACGCACGTTGTCCTCAACTTGTTCATAATACTCACCACCATGTTGAGGACTGTACTGTTCTTGTTTGGTTTGTTAGCGAAGATAGTGCATTATGTGGCTGTGGCCTTTAACTATTTGACAGGAATCTTCTTCCCGTTCTTAAATGCTGTACGAGGCACCCACGCAGTAACTAAACTGTTTGGCATGAGTTTGGGTGTGCTGGTCACTCTGTTCCTGTTGGCTAAGGCAGCTCTGTTCCCATTCATCATAGCCATTGATCTGTGGAAAGCCGCAGTAAAATCCGCGGAAGCTGTAGCTGCAACATATCGCGTGATTATGTTCATACTGAATGGTGAGTATGCTGCGGCATGGGCATTGATTCAGGGTAAAACTATCGCAACCGAGGAGGACACAATAGCCACAGAAGGGGCTACTGCGTCCGAAGCGCAAAGATCGTTTGTTCTCGGTGCTATGACTGATAGCATGGTGGGTGCTGCTGTAGCTACAGAAGCGGCCACAGTAGCTACGGATGAATACACAGCAGCCGTGATCGCTAACGACGCTGCATGGTATGCCAATCCTATCGTGTGGCTGGTAGCTGCTGTGTTAGCTCTAACCGTGGGACTCATTGTTCTCTACTTCAAGTGGAAGGCATTTCACGATCTAGTGAACACAACCGCTAAGTGGATGTGGAACCATCCGTTCACGCTACTGTTCGTTCCAGTGATCGGCCAGCTTCTCCTGATGATTAAGCTCATCACGGAATTCAAGAGTATATATGGTAGCGTGTCAGGCTTTGTTCACCATCCTCTCGGAAGTCTTGAACATGCTGTTGGTGGAGGCTCATGGTGGAAAACTCCAGCTAATATAGCCACGGGCTTACTCGGTATTCCCTTCCATTTTGCTAGTGGTGGTGTAATGCCTCGCGGCGGTATGGCGATGGTTGGCGAACGTGGGCCAGAAATACTAAACTTGCCTGGTGGAGCTAGAGTTACACCACTCACATCAGGTGCGCTTGATGGGGGAATACTAGCAATTCACATCTACCCGCAAGACATCTACCTTGACGGCAAGAGAATAGGTAGCGTGCTCGCTACAGCTATCACTGACAGGGAGGCCCGACGGTGAGAGTCTGGATTTATGAAGCATGGATGCTCAAGCACGTAGATGGTGACACCAGTGTTGTGGATATCGACCAAGGTATGGATGTTTGGTCAAGAAACCAGTACGTGAGATATGCTGGTATAAACGCGCCTGAGGTACATGGCCCATCTAAGCCAGAAGGTGATGCTGCCAAAGCCTACCTAGAGACTCTGATTACTGTAGGTCAGGAGCTTTGGCTTGCAACTCTTGAGTACCATGAGACTGAAAAGTTTGGCAGAGTGCTTGCGGTTGTGTATACAGCACCGCCTACCACATTTAACTGGGCTGACGCCAATTTAGCAGCACTCATGCCTGGATCAGTAAACCAAGAAATGCTCGATAGCGGAAACGCTATACCATACGACCCAAGCAACTTGTGAGCTTTCCACAAGATAAAGCATCAGCAGCACACGTGCAGTTTAAGTCCACTAAGGGCACAACGTTAAGTGTCCTAGTTGGCGACGGTTCACCTAATCTCACTGACGGTGTGACTACGTGGGATACGGTGGCTAGACCTAAGCGCACGTCGCTCACAAGATATACGGGTAGAACGCCATACTCGCAGGATATCCCAATCCTGTTCGATGGACTCATGAGTGATCCGCCTGACGATAATCAAGAGGGACGCATAGCCAAGCTAACGAGTATGGCTAGCGGCCCTCATCTGATTACACTAGACGGACACGCCCTAAAGACTGAGCTTGATTGGGTGTTCTCTGGCATAGATTGGGATAATCAGAACGTTGTATGGAGACGTGGGAAGCACGGCGCTTTCAGAGTTAGACAAGCTGCCGTAGTTCACATGCTTCAATACATCAAGGATGCGGTTCTTAAAACACCAGCACAGCCTAAAACTACTGGTAAAGATCCGACCAAGAAAGTCAAGCTTCCTAAAGGTTTGACTCTAAAACAGATAGCTCAGATAGAGTTTGGCGATCCAGATAAATGGCACAGGATAGTGATTGACAATCCTTTCCTGGTTTTCATGCTTCTGGACAAACCGGATTCACTCATACCGATGGGTACTCAATTGAATATCTTTGACGGTGCCATACCAGTGTTTAACGTGCCATAATGCCACAGACTCAAAAATCCACAGCTGTAGATAAGCTGGCTCTTTCTAGGCTAGACGATGCTAAGCAGATGCAGGCGCTTGGTGGGGATGTCGATGTAGACTATTTCCACTTGCAAATGCGTCAAGGTGCTGGAATCCAAGTTGCGTCCGCGATCACTGATGCTACGATTGACCGTACCATTGATGGTGCGAGTACGCTCACTGTAAACGTGGACGACGATACCAACCGCACTATTCAGTTGAGTGGAATGCTTGGTCATGGCATGGACGTGAATCTTGATGGTCTTTACTTTACTCTCGTAGGAGTGAAGAAAACGGGACGCGCTGTGACTCTCACGTTTGAGGAACGTGAAGTCAATCTGCTGCGTAAATACAACAAGTTTATACAAGGCGACAGGAATCACATAACTCGCGCTCAGTTCGTCCTACGCATGATTAGGGAAGTCAGGGAGACTAAGCTTAAGTGGTGCATTCCTGAGCTGCATATCAAACAACCGACTAGCGACATTACAGCCAATCAGTATCTAGTCGGGCCTGACTTGCAGCCTTTGCCTGGTAGCCAGCAAGTGCCAGAAGCTATGCTAGCCGCACAGGAGAGACAGAAAGGCATAGCACACACCAATCCTAATAAACTGACTGTCAAGGGTGTTAGGGCTACTCCTGAGCAACTCAAGAACGCCGATATCATCCTCAAGACTGGTGAGTCTATGAGGGCACCACGTAAAGTGTTGGTCTGTTCAATCATGGTGGCTATCGCTGAGTCTACCATACACAACTACGCTGGTGGCTTAGGTGGAGCGCATGGCGTATTCCAACAGACTCCACCGTGGTGGCCTGCTAGTGGTAATGTCGCTACTGACGCAGCAGCCTTCTTTAAGCGTTGTATAGCGATGAACATATCGAATCCCGGTTTGTCATACGCTATGCTGTGTCAGTCAGTTCAGATGTCAGGAGCGGGAGCGCATAACGGGGGAGCTAACTACGCTCCGTGGAAAGACGAAGGCATGGCGTTTGTGGACTCTTTTGACCATAATCCAACTGCCTCAGTAGCGACACAACTAGCGATCGGTAATCAAATCAGTTCTGGTACTAACCTGTTTATTCGTGGGCAAGTTTCTAAAGCTAAGGGTATGTCAGGAGCCTACGTCTTTACGCCTGAGAATAGCTGGAACTGTATGCAGCGTCTAGCTAGTGAAGTAAATTGGCGGTGTTTCGTGGTAAGCGGGAGAGTCTACTTCATTAGTGAACACTGGCTATTCAAGAGCAAGCCGTTCATGGTAATAAGCGAGGACAGCAAAGGCATAGACTGGATTGACTACGACTACACAGAAGGCAAGCACAAGGCGACTTGCACAGTAACTGCCCACTTGTCACGTTGGTCTGCTCCACCCGGTAGTACCATAGAATTGACAGATATGGGCATCATCGACGGCAAGTATTTAGTCGAGGAAGTCAGCAGATCGCTATATGATCCCATTGCCACGATTTCGCTGTCTAAGCCACTTCCCATACTGCCTGAGCCTATCTCGCTTGGCGGTATTCCTAGTGGATTGGCGCCTAGTGCTGGTAAGGCAAGTCAGGATCTTGAAAGTAGTCCTAGCCTAAAGAACGCCAATGCTGTGCAGAAGTTTGTCGTCACGTTCGCTCATCAGCAGCTCGGTGTGCCATATGTGTGGGGTGGCGAGATTCCGGGTGTTGAGTTCGATTGCTCAGGATTGACACAATCTGCGTATTCAGGTGCCGGTATTAACCTACCGCGTACTTCTCAGCAACAGTGGGCTTTCGGTAGAAAGCTAGGTAAGAATGAACCGCTACTTCCCGGTGATCTTGTGTTCTTTGAGATGGGGTCGGGTGGCCCAGGACACGTCGGTATCTACATAGGTGGGCCAAACATGATAGACGCACCACACACAGGAGCCAAAGTCAGATTAGAGAACTATCACTGGGATACCTACGTTGGCGCAACTAGGCCGTGGGATAAGTGAGCACGCTCAAAGACCTCATATCACGTCAGGGTGTAAGTGACGAAACTGCGGGTATCGGCACAGGCCCGTGGTTTGGCACAGTAATTGGGCCTGTACCAACTGCCTTGCAAGGCAACCTTTGGGTGGACATACCAGACATCAGCTACATGGGACAACTCAAGTTTGGCCCATGTTTTTGGAGTAAGACTCTACTTCCTACTGGCGTGATGCCAGCGTTAGGAAGTCCTGTTTTGGTGATTTTCGATAACAGACAACAACCGTGGGTGGTAAGCATATGGCAATAGCTGTCCCGCACTTAATGTTTCCGCCACAAATAGATGGTAGTGGACATCTGGCGGCTGTTGAGCAGAACTCAGACGAGGACATCCTCGACTGTGTGTTTGTAGCTCTAAAGACTCCCATAGGCTCTAGGCTTTACGTGCCTAACTTTGGAGTCACCGACTATACGTTTCATCAAGATCCCTTGCCGCTTCCTCAGTTGTTAGGTGAAATTCAACAAAGCGAGCCTAGAGCTACAGCCGATCTTGAAGAAGAAGTCCAAGAGCTGATAACGACTGTGACAGCAGGGGTTGGTAACGTTGGCTGACCAATACATAAGCTACCCGATGGTAGCGGATGCCAGAGACTTGATGCAGCGATGCTTTGACTACATGGCTACAAAGTTTCCTGGTTGGGAGCCTTCTGAGGGTCAGCTAGATACCGCTATCTTAGAGGCTGTATCGAGTGAGGCAGCAGACATCGCTTCGCTGACAACCGAAGTACCCAAGTCTATCTTTCGTTACTTCGGTGCGAAGATCATTGGTCTTGTTCCACTAGACGCGATTGCTGCTACTTGCACGACTACATGGACTCTGAGTGATAACCTCGGGCATATCATTCCCGATGGTACTCAAGTGTCCATGATGGACAACGCTGGCAACGCTGTACCATTCGTCACGCTAGGCGATGTTCAGGTGCCTGCTGGATCTACTGTAACCACCACAGGACAAGTAACATTGGTGGCTGTGGTGG